ACGGCGTCAGCCTTCCAATCTTGAGTGGCGACTTCACAGACGAACAATATCAGGCGTTCTATGAGAAAACACTGGAACCTATACTTGTAAGTTTAGGCCAAGCATTCAGCAAGGTCTTGTTCTCGGAAAGGGAACTTGACGTTGGTAACGAGATAGTATTCTACCAGAAGAACATGATGTATCTCTCCACGAAAGCGAAGCTCGATATGCTAAAAACTGCCGGAGAGCAAGGCTTGCTGACTGATGATCAAAAGCTCGCGCTTCTTGGATACCCACCGATTGGTGGAGAAGAAGGCAAACGAAGAACACAGTCGCTCAATTTCGTTGATACGAAGTTAGTGAATGATTACCAGATGCAAAAGGCGAAGTCGCCGCAGATTAACACAGGGGGTGCGAACTAATGTCAAAACAAAAAGCAATGGAAATGATGGTCGTCACCAGAGCCTACGCGGTTGAGGATTTCAAAGCGGAAGCCAGGGCAGATGGCAACAAAAAAGGTGTCACCGGTCATGCCGCTGTGTTTAACCGAATGACCAACATCGGTGGGTGGTTCAATGAGATCATCGAACCAGGTGCGTTTGACGGCACCGACCTGACGGACGTCTTGTTCTTTGTGAATCACAACATGATGAAGATTCCTCTGGCCAGATCGCGCAGAAACAATGGCAACAGCACGATGACACTGGGCGTCGATGATATCGGCCTAGCGGTGGATGCGGACTTTGACACTGAGAACAACTCAGAAGCCAAGAGCCTACACAGCGCCATCTCAAGAGGCGACATCGACGGTATGAGCTTCACATTCAGGATCAAAGAGGACAAATGGGAGAACCTCGACTCCGATATGCCGACAAGGCGTATCCTCAAAATTGCGAAGGTATTCGAGGTAAGTGCGGTTAACATGCCGGCTTACACCGACACCGATATAAGCGCGAGAGACCACGCGGCACTGGACAGTGCAAGGCAAGCTCTGGAGAGAGCTCAAAAGCTGGATAGCTTGAATGAAGTTGAAGTTTTAAGATTGAGAGCACAAATACTATCAAAATTTTAGGGGTGAAGAGATGAAAGATAAACTTAAAAAAATGTTAGCACAAAAGCAACAAAAGAGATCAGACCTTCTCGCGAGAAGCCAAGCATCTGAGGATGTGAAAGAGCTCCGCAGCATCAACACAGAAATTGAAGCGGTCAACGAGGAAATCGGAACACTTCAAAAAATGCTTGACGACTTGTCTGAAAAACTTGACGACGAGTCTAAGAGCAAAGAGGAAGATGAGAGAAGCGCTGATCCAGAATTTAAAGGCGCTGAATCAAGAGCAGCTGCAGTCCCTGGCATGCCGGGACAAGCACAAGTAATAGGAACATACGGTGCAGGCTCTGAGATGAGAGGCAATCAAGACATCTTCAAGCAAATCGAAGCGAGAGCAGCTGACCTGATCGCAGGTAAAGCCGTCAGCTTCAGTGCAGAAGAGATGCGAGCTCTTGAGCAAAGAACAACTACCATCGGTGGTGGCACACTGGTCGTTCCAAAGCACCAGTCAAGCACACTCAACCCATCGTTCAATGAAATCTCAGGCGTCATCAACCAAGTAAACTCAATCAGCCTTCCAGGTGGCGACACTTATACAAAAGGTTACGAGATCAACATCGGCGAAGGTGATTACACCACAGAGACAGGCAACTACACCGAGTCAGATCCGACATTCGGATACGTTGACATCGTGAAAGCGAAGATTACCGTATACTCTGAGATCACTGACGAAGTGAAGAAGCTCCCTGCGGTTGATTACGCAGCATACGTGTCTGCAGCAATCATGAACATGCTCCGCAAGAAAATTTCTAAGGAAATCTTTGTGGGTGCAGGCGGAGCGAACAAGCTCAAAGGTATCCTCACATCAACAACTCCACTCACAAACGACATCGACATTGCAGCGATCGATGCCAACACGCTCACTAAGATCGTGTTCGGTTACGGCGGCGACGTAGACGTAGAAGGTGGCTGCACACTTTACATCAACAAACTCACGCTTCAAGCGTTCGCTGAGATTAGAGGAAATGACAGCAAGCCTGTCTACAGAATCACAATGGATGGCAACACCGGAACAATCGGCTACGTAGACGGCAGCCTCACAGTGCCTTATACACTTACAAGTGCGCTTACATCATTCGCCGCTACTGCAGAAGATGCGTTCTTCGGCGTTTACGGTAATCCGATGATGTACGAACTCACCATGTTCTCAGGCGTTGAGATTTTGGAATCAAGAGATTTCAAATTCAGAAGCGGCCAGATCGCATACAGAGGCGCTGTATGGGCCGGTGGTTCACCAGCTGCATACAAAGGCTTCGCGAGACTCAAGAAGAACGCAGTAGTTTAATGAACTAAGAGGGGCAGGGCAAGTGCCCGTCCCTCTTTTTATTTAGGAAGGTGAAAAAACAATGCCTAAAAAGACAAAGGCCGTCGAAGGCGCAACAGAAGTGGCGCTTAAAAAGCCTCTAGATAACACTATCGTTCTTAAAGCCAACCAACCACTCAGCGCGGCGGCTTATCAACTGATTGTCGACAGGGTGGACGCTCTCAACAAGCAGTGGGATGGCGAGATCAAATTTGTTTTGATACCGCATACAACAGACGTCCAGGAATAAAGGGGGCGAGTCCATGATACTCACAGCCACAGAAGCAAAAGACATGCTGATGCTTGATCCAGAGACAGATTATCCTCAGCTAGCCATCGTCCTGCCGGCGATCGACGAGTACATCAAGGCCGCTACAGGATTCGACTGGGGAACGACCACAACCGAATACCCAACCATTGATCCGGTGGCCAAGATGGCAGCGTCTATTCTTTTGTCACAGTGGTACTTCAATCCACTTGAGATGGGGAAGGAAAACTACGCTGTGGTGGGATTCGTAGGACAGCTGCAGGCGAAGAAGCTGCCAAGAGAGGTGTCGTCATGATCAAGCCAGGTGAACTCAGACATAGAGTCGACATTTTAGCTCCGCCGACCACTCGAAACGATTTCGGCGAAGTAGACATATCAGATGACGAGCAGTGGTCCGTATTCAAAACCGTATGGGCATCAGTCGAACCGCTCAAGGGCCGGGAACTTTTCACAGTTCAGCAGATCAACTCTGAGATAACGCTCAGGGTGAAAATGTGGTACATCCCGGGCGTCAAGGCTAATATGCGCATACGCTCAAGAGGTCAAATCTTTGAGATAGTCGGGCCGCCGATCGACAACAAGCAAACTCACAGAGAACTGGAACTTATGTGTAAAGAGGTGAGCTGATGGGGATCGATGTGGACCAACGAAGCCTAGACGACATCATCAAGACGCTCGAGAAGCTCAACGACCTGACTCAAAAACAGGTCAATGTTGCGGCGAGACTCGGTGCAAGGTTCGTCCAGAAGAAAGCCAAAGAAAAAGCTCCGGTGTCCGAGGATGGATCACATGGAAGGCCGAAAGGATTCCTCAAGAAAAACATCAAGATAAAGGCCGAGAAAACTAGGGAGAAAGGCAAGAAGGTCTACAGCGTGGGAATTCATGGCTCTGCCTGGTACGGCGTTTTTGTTGAGTATGGTACAAAGAAGATCAGGAAGCAGTCGTTCTTGAGACCGGCGCTAGACAATCACCGGGAAGAAATCGAGAAAATCATACTTGAGTCGATCGCGAGGGGGGTGGACAAGGTCAAATGATAGAGAAAGCGCTACAATCAAAAACTGAAAGCCTGTCAAATGGCGCGAAGGTCTACCCACTGGCAGCGCCAGAAGGTGAAAAGACGCCATACATCGTCTACGCCAGGAGCGGCACAGACCGCTTACCAACGCTCACAGAGCAAGGCGCGCACAAGACGAGCTTCCAACTCACCATCGCGGAAAAAAGCTACTCAAAGATGGTTGAGCTGAGAAAGACGATCAGGGAAGGCCTCGAGTTTCAGACCGGCGTATTCAAACCAGGCACGCCCGAGGTACAAAACCTGTTAATCGAGAACGAGGACGAGATGTACGATCCGGAAACGAAGGAGTACATCGGCATACTCGACATTTTAATAATTTATAACTAGGAGGTTAAGCATATGCCAAATGCAAGATTAGGTAACGGCACAACCCTGAAAATTGGTGCAACCAACGTCGGCGATCTTACAAACATCGGCGCTGTGGAAGCAACCACAGATCCGATAGACGTGTCAACCCTTGCCAGTGACTGGAGAGAATTCATACCTGGCATGAGAGATGGTGGCGAAGTCGTATTCGCGGGCCATTTCTTCCCGGGAGATGCAGGTCAAGCAGCACTTAAAGCCGCTCACATCGGCAAGACCACCGATCCATACACAATCACATTCCCGGGCGGACTCGGAGCGTGGACTTTCAACGCATTCATCACAAAATTTTCTGTGCTTGATGCGACCAATGAGGATCCGATCGGCTTTGAGATTGGTGTGAAGATCACCGGCGAACCATCGCTCGGCAACGTAGCGGTAGCAGGCTTGTCGGCTCTCGTTCTCACAGGAACAGCAGGCGCATTGTCGCCGGCGTTCAACAACGCGAAGTACAACTACAGCTGGTCGTTCACAACGCTTTCATCAATCACAGTCACGCCGACCGGCGCATCACAGACAATGGACATCTATGTCGACGGCGCACTTCACCAGTCAGGCCTTGCATCCGGAGCGGCTTCGATTCCGATCGATGGCTTCAGTGGTGCGGCAATCTCAAGACGAATCGATGTTGTGGCCAGAGAGTCAGGAAAGACACCAAAGACTTACACAATCGTGGCAATCAGAACAGCTTAATACCGAGGGGCCTAGTGCCCCTCTATTTTTGAATATGGAGGTTTATATTCATGGCAAAAGCATTTGTACCTTACAAACTGGACAAAGTCAGAAACTTGAGATACGGCATGAGGGCATTCTCGAAGATCGAGGATGAATTCGGTACGCCGCTCGCTAAGATAGATTTAAATAACCTTACACAAAGGCAGCTCGCGACGATCATCTGGGCAGGATTTGAACATGAGGACAAGAACCTCGATGCAGACAAGGTCATGGATCTGATCGACGAGTACTCAGACATCCAGGAAGCATCCGAGATGCTGTCAAAGGCGATCAAGGAAAGCATGGGAAAACCAAGAATGACCACGCCGGCAAAATCCGGAAAAAAGTAGATGATGAGTGGGACTGGGACGGCATGCTCAGGTCAGCAGCCAAGGCAAATATAAGACCGGCCGAGTTTTGGGAGATGACGCCGGCTGAGCTTATCATCTGCGTTGAACAACATGTCGCGGCACACATCGAATCATTCAAGGAGTCCGTAACGGTGGCGTACATGAACGCATCATGGCACAGAGCCAAGAAGATGCCAAGGCTTGAGTCGGTGCTTAGCAAGATCGATGGCAAGGTTGTGAGAGAAAAGAAAAAGGCCCAAACGCCAGAAGAGATGATGGCAATAGCGCAAGCAGTCACAAAATGTTTTAGCAAAGCGAGGTGAGCAGATGGGTATAGTAAGAAACCTGCTCGTCAGGGTAGGTGCCGACCTAACTGACCTACAGAAAAAATTAAAACAAGCGCAAAAGATGTTCAAGAACCTTGGGAAGGACCTGAACAAGATCGGCGAGAGCATGACGAAGAAGATCACTGTCCCGATCGTCGCAGCAGCAACCGCGTTCGGAGTGATGGGTCTTAAGGCAGCCAAAGCAGCGGACGACCTGGCAGACCTCTCGATGGTGACGAACATCGGCGTCGAGGACCTTCAGGCCTACGCCTACGCCGGAAACATACTCGGTACCGACCTTGAGACAATCACAAGCGCACAAACGAAGCTCACCAGAGCGATTGCGGAAGCGCATGGTGGCAACAAGGATGCCATTCAGTCGTTTCAGGAACTCGGTGTTCAAATCTACGACGCCGAAGGCAAGCTCAGAAGTGCAGATGATGTGTTCTGGGATGTGCTCGACGCACTGGGAAAGATTGAAGATCCGGTACTGAGAGACGCACTCGCGATGCAGCTCATGGGCAAGAGCGCACAAGACCTCAACCCACTCATCAAAGCAGGGTCAGAAGAGATAAAAAAATACATGGACAGAGCGCGAGAGCTTGGGATCGTTATGAGCGAGGAACAGGTGACAGCGCTCGCGGACCTGAACGACGCATGGAGCACGCTCAAATTTCAATTCGGCGCAGTGGGCAACGTCATAGCGGCCACGCTTGCACCGGCTCTGCAGGGACTCATTGAGTCAATCACCGCCAAGATGCCGGAGGTGACGCAGAAGCTCAAAGACCTCGTCGAAGGCTTTCTCGCTCTGGATCCGGAAACGCAGAAGTTTATACTATCGGCTATTGGACTCTTGACAGCTATGGGACCGAGCGTCCTC